GGTTGAGCCCTACAATTATAAAAAGTTACCCCTGACGCAGCAATAGCACTCAAAGTAGGAGTATGTGGATAAACACCAGATCCAGCAGCATTATCTAACTTACTGAAGGGGGAACCACTAGCAAAATTTGAATTCGCAAGAGCATACGGATTAATTTCATCATATATTCCTAATTGATCAACACCAACATCATCAATCATAATAAAAACAACATTACTTCTAGGAGAAGAAGTGGGATCAGTCTCAGAAGTTTTATCCGCGTCAACAAATTTTATTTGCCAATCAATTACAAGAGAGAACTCGCATGTTTTCGTAATATGATCAGCAGCAGGAAAAGCTTTATAAGCAACTAGAACAGATTGGTCTCCCCTTACGGACCCATGAGCATCTCTGCTAAATAACCCAAACTCAGTTATAGGAGCACCCACATCATTAGCCATAGCTTCTGTCAAAACTAACCTAAAATGAACAACACCATCAATAATATTTGTGCTATTACTATCAGGTAAAAACGCAAAAATAGCATCCTGGCTTCCAGGGGGATCCGCGTAACTCTGAGAAAAATTAGTTGGGTGATACTGAAGTATAGTGTGTGTATCTACAATAACATCAGAATCTTTACCATATAAATCTTCTGAATTAAGTGGATTTTTTAATGTACTTATAAATCTTCTATTTTGGTCAGTCTGGTCATCTAGAGCATGTCGGTCTGTGCCAACTTGAAAATATCCAACAATATGATCTTCTACTTTTGATGATCCATCATCAGTGAATAAATTAATAAGCCCTACACCTAACCCATCTGTAAGGATATTATTATCCTCACAAACAACTTCCTTTCGTCCATCGCCATAAATTTTTGTTATTTTTATTGATCCGTTCATATTATCTGTTAGGTGAATTGCTTATTAGTTGGATTCTCCAGACTATAGTTAAGTCTGTATATTGATTACACCCAGCAAACCCTGTGTCGCCACCTGCGGAATCCTTAATTGCACCCAAATTTTTAGTAAAACTTTTTTCTGCAAACAATTTATATACTATTCTATTAAAGCCTGCTTTAAAATGGAAAGGTGGTTGAATTGGATCTTTTAGCTCATGTGTTGCGTGGTTGCCTTGCATAGTGTTAGGTAAATCTATGGTCCATAAACCAAGTTTAAACAAACCTCCATACATGTTTGCAGTTCCTAAATCACCTGACGAAATAGTACAAATGTAAGAAACTTCTCCCGTAGATGAAAAATCAGTACTTGCAGAAACTATGACTCCCGAAAGAGGATTATTAATACCGTTAGGGTCCGCTCCTGATTTATGTGGATATGTCCTAGTATCAGCCGCAGCCTCAGGCCCAGTAGATGAAGGCATATACACTCTAATGAATCCATTTTGGTCCATAGATCTAATAGAAGAAGAGTTAAAGAAATTATCAGCCGTATCTGCTGGGTAAGTACCACTAACGTAAGGTACTATCACCCCCCCTGGCGAGGTAACCTCTATATCTAATATGCTAGATACTATAGCAAAATCAGTCCCGCTGGTATGCGGATAGCATCCTAAGAACATATCTTTACCTATGCCTCCTTGGTTTGGTGGTGGCTTTACCCCCTCAACTTTTTGGAATTTCGTTGCACCATAGCTCTCTTCCACCTGCCACCCATAGTATTCAATAGCTCCCCTGACGCTCCCTGTCGTAGATGTTCCATAATCATATGTTCTAGCTATCACATAGAAGGAATCTCCATTATAAGCCGTGTCTTCATCGCCCAATCCTGTCATGGTAGCTTCAAACCTATACCACCCCGAAGAATCATTTGCACTAGCAGCGGGGGTCACAGTCCCAGAAACTCCGCTTAGTGAGCTTACAAAATATGGAGCGCGATAGGCACTTGTATCTAAATCTAAATAAGAGAATCCGCAGGTATGGGTTGTTCCCCTATCCTTATTGTAAAACTGTAAATTCAAACTTGATGTAGGGTTACCTTCAGGAAGTTTAGCGTATAAACTAAAGGTATGATCTACATTTCTATGAAGATACCCCATAGCCGAAGGAGAAGCGTGGTTCCATCCTAGTTTATGAATTAATCTATTAGAATTTCCTGTGTTTCCAGGAACTAGAAAAGCCTTAGTTCCATAAAAAGGACCCGAATGAGTTGCTGATAATACTATAGTTCCAATATTTACTTTTTCCCAATAATAATTATTACCACCAAAAGACGGATCATCACTTGGTTGGTCTGTATAAGATAATAAATTTGGGTTAGTATTTGATAAAACTCGGTTTAGATTATGCCCATAAGCGTGTGCTCTCCCTTGCATCACACTAGAACCCATATAGTGATATTCTCCTGAAACAGCATCAATTGCTGTATGTGTGTCAGGCTCTAACTGCACATCATTGGGATTGGGCCAGAGCCCAGGGTCTCTTTTTGGGTCGTAAGATGATGCGGTCCAAGTAACATTTTCATTAATTAAAGAGATCGCCCTAATGCTATTATCAGACTCTACAGCAGAAACATAAGTATAGTAAGGTCTCCCTTCTTTACTGATTGCCGAGGGTTCAAATGGGTAGAAATGAGCGTTAGTCTTATACGCATCAGATGATTTACCTAAAGATAATGCTTGTATAGTAAAATTAGAAGTATCTAAAATATGAGGTGCTCCAGAAACTATCCCAGAAGGAGTCGTAAGCATTGTACATATTGATTCACCTGCTCCATTAACTAAAAGATTATCTTCCGAAATCAGTAATTCCTGATCTGGAGTTCCAAAATCTTTGTAAATTTCTACTGTTCCTATCATTATGTTGCGCTCGTATCTAAGAAGGCGTAATTAGTATACCCTGAAACTATTACGCTATTAGTGGGCTCGGCCCCATTGTCTGGATTACTCCTATACGACAACCTGCTTCCACCGCTGACATTATGTATTCCAGAGGAGTAATAAGGGACTCTTGTATTAAAGCCTCCAATTGAGGATGGGGGGAGCCCTGCTCCAACTTTAACGAGACAAGTATCCTTTCCTAATCTATTAAAGTACCTAAGCAAGTGCAATAAATCTTCAGGTGTGACTGGCACTGATCCTTCAACATCTACACCTACATTTGTTCCACCTCCATCCCCTGAAGCAGAAAGAATTCGTTCTAACTCTATTTCCCCTGTAAAGGTAGGAGGTCTTATCAAATTCCTAGAGAGAGAATACTCTATTGGACCTGTATATCTTACTCCACTTGTATCCTCTATTTTTACTGTTTTATATAATTTTGAGTTGAAAAGGTCATTATCTGCAACATCGTCAACTAGTGTTAACTTTTTAAGGCCAGAAACATCTTTATCATAAACATATAATTGTTTATCTTCACCATGCACAATCTTTCTGTTTGTATAATAATATTCAGTTTGTGAATCCACTCCTGCCGCATTTGAATCATACATAATAACATTAGGGATTACTCCAGGATTTACACTAAAGTCTAGATTAGGATTCAGACCTTCAGGATGACTATGTATCCCAAAAGAGTGCCGACCAACTTTAGTTATATCCCCTGTTATTCTCCTAAAAGTTCCAGAGTCTGGTGCGGCCCATAACCCGTAGCCCCACGTTAACAATTTACAAGGAATATGCTCATGAGTATACTTTGTAGCAGCATTGCCTGTAATGTGTTCTGGCAATAGATTATCAAATCTATCATTATATGCTTGAAGGGTACATCGAATACCTAAATTTTCTTTCCCAGAAATATCTTTTTCCAGTGCATCGTATGGCATTGTCACTCGCATTTTATACCAATTTACAGTAGTATTAGGATCATTAGCAACAGGAACACTAATAGTTTCTACTTCTCCTGCGTTAAGTCCTGTTAAAGTGTGTCCATTCATCTCTCTAGTGAGACTTACAGATTCTCCTGAATCGAAGTCAGGAACTGTAATATTCAGTCTAGTATAACTAGTAGTCGTCCCAATTGTAGATATTGTTAGCATTGCCGAAGTAGCATACAAATCTCTAGTTTCACCCGCTACCGAAGCGTTACCGCGAACATACACGCTAAAACTATACCTTTGTGCGTGAATCAGCTTATCTCTAGAAACATCACGATAAACAGACATAGGAGGGAAAGTAATTCCATGTCCATCGTCTGTAAACTTTGAAATTCCTCCCACCGACTCCCAATCAAACGTGTTGTATTGATTTGTTATATCTTCATTATTAATTTTTACATTTACTACTTGGTATATGGCTAAACTAGAAGCAACCAAACCCTTTGGATCTAAAATTGTCGGCAATAATGGGTCACCGCCATTGGGGACGTACTCCCAATTAGCCTCATTTCCTAATTCGCCTAGCTCCACTTGTAAGTTATTACTCTCAGTATAATTGCATTTAACCCTACGAGTTGTAAAATCAGTCATAATGGGAGATCCCACAGAGGTCTTCGTTGGACCGTTCATATTGTTACTTCCAAAATTAGCATACATATTACTATAAGAGAATTCATCATCTACCCTTCTGAATCCTAAAGGATTAGTCTCCCCAAAAGAAACAGGCCCATTATCTAAAAAGTCTTCTCCTTCTACCCATTGCTCCCTGTAAGAATGTCCTGGCCTAGATAGTGCTAACAAAGGAGCCCCCTGCTTCTCATCAAACTTCTCAGACATTTCGGGCCAGAAGGGAAGCCCTGCTCCCTGGCCTATAGATGCGTTTGCTTCATCTCCAATCACTTCCCTAGGGCCGGAATTAACATAAGGAGACCACTCATTAAAAGAAAGAAAGCCTTTTCTGTCATTCCAGTACTGCGCCAGATAGCTTTTTTTCTTTGCTTCATCAGAAAATATGGAATAATTATTATCTTGACTAGGTGGATCAAAAACTGCTACATCCAGTCCATGTTGATGAGCAGTTAAAGTACTATTACATATACCAGTAAAAGGCACTTTTCCCCAAGGCGCTCCCTCTCCACTATCCATTAAAGTAAGGCCATATAATGGGGCACACCCAGGAGGCGGGTTACTCTGGCAAATAAGGAGCCCTGTTGTTGGATATCCGTGCGCGAACCTCCACATTATTTTGGCCCCTGGAGAAGCGTGAACATCATAACCATTCATAAACCCAGGAGGATCATAATACGAATCAAGATCAGGAGCACCAACAACCGTCCATAATTCACTATTATATCTCATTGGGTGAAAACTACCCCAAGTAGTTGTCCGCCCAGACATCGTTCTAAATAAATCAGGCGAATCAAAATCAACAATATCTGTAGCGTCAGTTACCTTTAAGGTAAGAGGCTTACCACTAGGAAGAAGGAGTTGTGGTGAAGCTACTACATCCATTTGGTTTCTTAAGCTAGGTATCGTAGCTTTGTATGGAACCTCTGCCGCATCATTAAGAGTTTTATCTATTACTGAAATGTTATCAACGATAACGAACCCTTTCTCTTGATTACTGGTGGGATACTGAAAAACTTCTAAGATATAATCCTGGTTTTTATCTGTATTGCCCATAAAGGCTCTATGCAATTGAACAGCTTTACCATTATACACATCAGAATTATTTGAATCATACTGGGTTCCATACTCAAACGAAGTATTTGATAGTTTGTTTTTGGTATGAAACTTTATTTTCGCAGTTTGAATATTCTCTTTATTTACATATCGTAATAAACTATTATTATCCAAAGATATATCACAATAAGGATCTTGTATCAGATCTATCTCTGGGCCACCAGAAAAGAAGTGGGTATAAGACTTTAATAATAAATCTCTTGAATTTACAGAAGTAGAAATATCTGCCACATTTACCATCTCCCACTTTCCACCAGGAGTCCAGAAAAACACAACATGAGTGCCATCAATAAGCTTCTCTACTTTAGTTCTTAAAAGAACTCCTAATGTTCCTCCTCCTACAGTAACACTATCTAATTTTCCAACAAGAAAATTAACAGATGCTTCAAAATCATGCTCTGGAATTAATATATTACGTTCACTTGGAGAAAAACCACTCAAATTAAATTGAATTCTTGGAAGACCGTGCCCAGAATGTTGTAAATACACAAAAGGATTATTAATCAAGTAATTATCATATTCAGCGGCCCAAGCTTTTTCACTATCTTTTAAATTGTAAATTGCAAATAGATTGTTAGAACTTACACCAGAATCAGTATTTGAAGAAGTATCCACAAACGATACTCCGCTTAAAAAGTTTTGTGTTGTATACTCAGGACCCCCATAATAAGGAGCGGTTGATGAATCTACAGAAGAAACTAATAATCCACCTGCAATAGAACCCACCACATTTGTTAAGCTAGAAGTAGAGTAACTATTAAGACTAATTAATACAGGATTAATTAAGGTTCTAGAAATTATGTCAGATGCAAGTCTTCCATTCTGTAAATAAAGATCATCACGAATAGCCGAACCGTCAATAGAAAAATCTGCATTATAGTAAATAGGCCCGTAGGTATGGGATAATATATTTGGACCCCCTTTTCCCATGCGTAAAAGTAAATTTTCTGGCAGAGCACTACCAGTAATCGAGGACAAGAAAAATTTATTATATGTATTGTAAATTTCCTGAATTCCTTTAGACACACCAGTTGAAAATTTTCTTTTGTCTATAATGGGGGATAAAAACTTATCAAACCCCTGATCTGGCAGTTGGTTAGCAAAGGATTGTTCCATATTAACCCACGCTGAAGAAGGAGATAATAGTTCAAAGTTATGGTTTATAATCTCTTTAGCGATAGCTGCTTTCTTATATTCATTTATTTTAAAAAAGGTATAAACTTCCTCAGGAAGAATATCGCGCCTCACGAAATGGTCACAAGCAGAAAATGCTAAACTTTCATAATCTCTGCTATAAAAAGCATTACTTACATCCAGCCCAAAATAAGATCGTACAGAAGCTGACCCAGCACAATCATTAGAGTAAACCCCCGATAAATTACCAGCACCACCATCTCCAAAACCAAAGCCTGAGGGCTCAAACCCTAATGGAACATAGTCAGGGTCCCTATAAGTATTTAATACCCCACTAGTATTATTATACAAAGTAGGCATATTAAATCCATCTCTTCCATACCACCCTTTATAGTTTAAAACATTATGAAAATTTCTACGTCTTAAAGAAACTCTTGGTATTCCGCTGGACTCTGGAACAGTAGCACTTGTATTAACGACTGAATTAGCTACATTATTAGAATATTTAGATCCCTCTCTTGTAAAAACAGGGAGCCCTAAATGATCGTGGTGACTTCTAGAATCATCAAAAAGGGGGTAAATATCCCCGCCTAAAGAGGATCTTACCCCTCTAGACCAAATTCCACTAATCTCATAATTGCCGAGGCCAGCAGCAGAAGCAACAACATCTGGCATATTATATCGTATAGAGGGACAAATAAAATCTACTCCACTAGTAAACTCTGTTTGTGCTAGAATAATTCTCGTTCGTGGGTCTGCTTTGGCAGGAGAAAAATCCTCAACTATTTTTAAACTGTCCAGGACTTCGCCAGTTGTGTATAATCCTGAAGAATCTTGAAAAAGTAAACTTGAAAAATCTCCAGCAAGCACGGTAAAATCAAACGTAGAGGATTTTCCATTCCATAAAGAAAGGTAGTCATAATCTTTATAATCAAAGTCATCAATAATTTTACTATGATTAGGGGGAAGTTCTAACCCAGAAGTAAAGAGAACGTAATTATTTCCCAAATATAAATCCGTTCTGCCCGTTCCAGATAGCGTATAGTTGTAAATATAATCATAGAAACTATCTACATAATTTTTATCAACACAAAACCTACTTAGTTCATCTTGAAAAAACCGCAAAATGTCCCTTGTTATAAGACAGTTGCGATAAAACTTTTCTTCTTCCCAAGGGGGGATCCCGAAATCGCGGGTTCTATAATTAAAAGTAAACGCAGGATCACCCAAAACAGCAATAGGCTCGGAAGAATCTGTAAATATTGTTCCTGTAAACCAACTAGTCCCTATGTTATTTACTGGGCCAAAGTACCCTTGTCCATTATTCAAAATATGAACTCTAAAGGGCTCATTTCTTATAAAGAATTGGGATGGGTATCGTTCTACTGCCCTTTTAAGAATATTATCAACAGCCGCACGAATAGTCTGATCTTTATTTGATGCACTGTACCCGCCTGAATCTATACCAAAGGCAAGCGCGTCATCTAACGAGAAATCATCAGAATTTAATATAGGACTTTCAGTTAATAAAAGATAATATATAAGATTTGGAATATAAGATTCATATAATTCAGTTACAGCGGAACTAGTGTCTATAGGATTCTGAACAATTATTGTGTTCATTGCCTCAACCAAACTTTCTTTTGTGCCTTTCTTTTTATAAAGCCTTACTGCATTTTTTATTTGGTTTCTCCAGGAAATTTCATTATTGCCGTATAAAGACCAGCCTAATAAATTTGCTAAATAAGGAAGGAACTCAGTAGGACAATCCATAATTGAAGGCAAAGTTTCTATTGATTCAACTTGATTATCAATATCTCTTAATAAATATGATACTGCTTGTAAGAATTTATGGAGAGGACCAGCAGGTTCAGTAGTCTTCAGGGTGGTATCAGACCCTATAAATGTTTCAATGGCATCCTTTACTGTCTCATCTTCACTATCAATATGAAGAGGAGAATAAATAACATCAATTAGTGTTTTAAGTTTTTCTAAATTTTGATTTCCGCTTGTGTAAGTTCCAGTTCCCGAAAGAAATTTATTAGGCAAAAACTCACTGTTTAAAGAACTAAAATTTGAATAATTTTCCCACAAATATTGTTGATAATCTTTTAATCCGTCATTAATTAAATAAGATTTACCAAAATAAAACTTTTCCATCATAGAACTGGCTACGATGGTCGAGGGGTCTAAAACTGGAGCATCGGTATTCAAAAAATAAAGCCAGCTTAGATTATCAATTAAATAAGCATGCGTTGCGCTTGGAGTACTTGCATATTTAGCGGAAGTATCAACCAATAAATTATTTGAGTTCAAACTTATCTTAGGCAATAGCGTCCCGCTGAGAAAATCAAGGAACTCTGAAGACGTAGAATAATCCGTCATTTTTATACCCAAGGGCTTTAAAACCTTTTTGTCAAAGTCCCTAGTTGTAATCTTGGTTAAATTATTCTGTTTAACAAAAAATTGGCTAAACCCGCTAGGATTGTTTAGTGAGCTATATGAAGGGAATCCTCCCAAAGCACTAACATTAAGAGTGTCGGATATACTGTTGAGAGAAACTAAATGGCTATTGATTACTTCGTCTGTAAGCTTAATCTGTAGACCGCTTACGTTTCTATCGTCATCTAGATATACATCTGGCGTTATGATTTTTACAGCATCAACAAAATTAAGTTTTGAATATTTTCGTGCCATCAAACAAAGGTTACATTCACCGTTAAGTTATTCAACTGTATGACTTCATTAAAGCTCACTATAACATTACTGTCAATATTATCAACAGTAGAATACCGAACATCATTTAAATCAAATATTTGTCTGTTTAAATCTTGTGGAACAAACACTTCTCCAAATCCGAATCTAGAATAAGAGAAATAGCTTGTTACAACTTGTGCAACTTGTCTTTTTATACTCTCTTCACTGTCATATAAGGCAGAATCAACAAACACTGTTACAATTAAATCTAATGTACGAATCAAACCATCTACAATCACAACCTCATCAGTTAACATTTTTTTATCTTGCATTCCATCTAAAAGATTTGCTTTAAAATCAACTGTGGCTTTTTGTAATTGGATGGGTGTTGCTTTTTGCAAGACAAACACATCAATAATGTTGGCAGAAGAATATGCTTTTCTAGTAGAAGCTGTTCCTATTCCAGTCCCACCATTTGGACTTGAATACCTAGAAACAAAAGATGTATAATCTCCTAATGTTACAAGTCTATCCTGCTGCTTAAATACTAATGGACCTTTTAATTTTGCTGCGTCAGATGTTTCCGCATCTACGCCCCCCGTAATTACGCTGGTGTTAATAATTGTACCAGGACCTGCATCTTGAGTAGCAACAGGGGCATTGATAGTCCCTAAAAGATTTCCTCTACTCCCCCCACCTATTCTGTAAAGAACTCGATAGGTTGATGAATTAGGGGGAGAAGCTCCAGCAGTACCATCCCCAAACCTAACTGTACCGTTATATACTTCATCATAAAGAACTTCAAATACTCTATCAGTGGTACTAGATGCAGAGAAAATATTATCTACTTGCGTGTAACTTCCAGAAAGGGCGTTATCACTTGATATAAAAACTTGAACACTATTTTCAATTACTGGGCCTTGGCCTAAACCAATTGTTTTAAAAACTTCAGTAGTAGTAAAAGACCCTGTTTCCTGGACAAGAGACCCCTCAATGAAAGCTAAATTAGTCCACTGAATATTTTCGCCATTTACAGAATCACTTAAAGCTAATTCTAAGTTAGTAGTATTAGAAGTTAATGAAGAAATTTTTCCGTTTTCTGTGTTGTACAAAGTATACGTTACTTGTCCTCCATCTAAAGGAGACGCTAGAGTAACTACCCGATCTTGAGGAGCAATTACTGGGTTAGCCACTGCTGCTGTATCCAAAGTAAAGGCAGCGTTTCCTCCCGCTGAAGTAGGTCCCTTCATCCTAATACCTATTAATTCCAACAACTTTTTAATATTTCTCCTATTTCTTGCCGTAGGAAGAAAGTTTTCATTAGCCAAAGCATCAGCTTTAAAAGACATTACCGCCCCCATATAAGATACTAACTCTGCAAACATTACAGCAAAATCAGATTCTGTAAAATTTTGATAATCCTCAGGGTAGACTGCTTGCATATAAGAAAAAAGGGAATCTCTCAAAACCCCAAAATCTGTGGCCGCATAATTAATAAGATCCTTTTTGTTATCGAAGTCGGCTCCAACTTTTAGTAACTTCTGAAAGTCAGAGGCTGCTGTTGTAAAAGGAATATCGGATGGTAAATTGTAATTTCTAGTCATAGTGATAAAGTTAAATCTGCTCGTTGATTGCTTGTTGATGAAGTAATTACTACATGGATCTTTATCCCTGGAAGACCAAAGCCATCAGCAGAGTCCCCAGAGAAAACCTCAATACTAAGAATAACCGCTTTTGGAATATAAGCAGCAATCCCACCCATTACTTCTTTTTTTAGATTTCTAATTAAATCTTCTGTAATAGGTTCGAAAAGAAACCGTCGTAAAGATAGTCCAAAGTTAGGAAGCATAACCCTTTCGCCGCGCTCGGTTTTAATAAATTGGCGTAACTCACTTTTTAAAAGTTCTAACCCCTTTGTTTTTACAAAAATTCCTTTCCCAGAATTAGTACTATCGTAAAGAGGAAATTTTACACCGAAAATATCATCAGATTCAATAGCATTAATTATCTCATTTTTAGTTCTACTTAGTGGGGATACTCCATAAATCGTTGTAGTTTTACTCATATCTGTATGTTCTTAAATAATCCTTTTTGAGCGTTGTAGTTTTTAATAACTTCACTATTAGATAGGGGTTTTGAATAGAATTTTAAACTTCCCACAAACCCGTTTAAACCACTAGTTAATCCGTGGCGCAAGCCCATGAAGCCCCCTTCTCTTGTGGTTGAATTAATGGGAAATCCATCTGTCCATCCTCCGCCTACAATCCAAGGTGTAAAATAAGTATCATTAGTGGGACCATCACTAAAAGTGGTACTTCCTGCGTGTTGATTTACAGTAGAATTAGAATAATAAAAACTGCTGCCGTCTGCTGTATTTGGAATTATAAACGTAGGAAGTGTAGGTGGGTGTGTAGCTTCCATGCCAAAAACTTCTGTCAAAGCAGAGGAAGCCATTTGGGTTCCATCTAGATAAACCACACATTTGTTTCCTGATACATCAAAAGTAATATTCAAATGAACAAACCCTGCCGATACATCCCTCATCTGTTTTCCAGCAACAGTAGTGTCATCACGAATAATAAATTTGTTATACTTAGGTGATCCCTCATTTGCACATTCAACATTAGGAATAAATTCAACTGAGCTAGGACTAAATGCCATTGTTGGAGCAATAAAAAAGCAGCTTGAAGTACTAGTGTTTTCAACGGCTATACCCGCATTTGCCCCAGGATCCGTGTTAGATCCTGGCACTAAATAATCTTCCGAATACATTACTGGATCTCTAGTAAATCCAATTAATAAACCTCTGGTAGTATTTGATCCTCTTGCATCAATTAACGAACTTACATCAAGAAGCTTTAAAGCTCCTCCCATATTTTCATTAGCTAAAAGAATTTTATAGTAATTATAATCCCCCCAAGCTCCCCCTGCATATGGCCTAAATCCACCACCACCTTCAAGACCATTATTGGCACTGGCTCCATAATTTGGAATATGAAGCCAACATTCCATGCTACAACCTCTAGAAGTGTACAATAAATTCATGAATTCATCGGTAGGCGGCAATCTTAAATAATTATTTGTTTTAGCTAAAGTGTAAGTATTTTGATTAAATTTAGCAACACCTCCCAGGAATGGAATAGATAATCCAGAGGTAAACACTGATCCAACCTTCCCTACTAATTGGGAATCTCCGTAAGGTCCAATAGTGGCACAATTCAATGTTGTGTACTCTTTTGACGCAGGAACTTGCGTTTCGGGCCTTAAAAAGTTATAAATTGAAAATAGCTCATCATTTACAATAGAGTCCGTTAAAGAGAGAGCAGGAGCAACGGTTGATGATACTGATGGGCTAAAAATAATAGACCCCTTTCCCACAGGAGGAACCACAAGAGGATCAATTAAAACTTTTGATGCCACACCATAATTAGTTGCAAACAAAGGTTCTATAGGTAAGACAACATCCTCAACATCTCCTGCTTCAAAGGTAAGTTCCCTCTGAGTTTCCAAATCAATATTTAAATTAATTGAACTTAGGAAAGAAAAATCATTTACGGGAATGTCCCCAGGAGCAAAGGAAGTCTCTGTCCCAAATAAGTCTACAGACTTTACCGCAACTTCGATTTGCTTCTTTCTTTTATCTATTTGTTTATTAAAAGTATCTACCACAGAATTCAGGGAATGTCTATGATTTACTACCATAGCAGAATCTTTTGTAAAACCACTTTTTAATAACTCGCTTATCTCACCAGATACATCATACACCTGTTTAGTTTTCTGACCAACTAGCACATTAAGAAAATGATCAGCATCATAATAAACTTGTAACTCTCTTGTATTATCAACTAGATTAATATCAAAAATTGTATCAACATATCTGTTTAATATTTCAGCAGAAATTAAGGTTCCTTTTCCCCCTAAATTAGGTGCATGGTCTAATTCCCATTTCTCACTATCAAGAACAAATCCTACATCCGAAGCAGAAGGTATATGCTTCCCATTGTACAACCTTTCCTGGGAGTCATAGTATATGCCATCCTCTGATAAAATAAATAATCCTTGCTTAGACACAGGAGGACCAAAAACTAAACGGAAAATGGGTTCCTCTTCTTCATCTTCTAATATTTCTGTTTGCCTCTGAAAAAGAACTACACCAATATTATCTTTAAGAGCTTGACACTGATTAGAAAAATCAATAGCCTGTTCTACCTGCTGACGAGCCAACCCTAACGCTGCTACTCGGGTGTTTGAACTATACTGATCAGTATTTCCTGCCATTCCTCCAGCCCAAGTCATAGGGGCG